CATAATTTCCTTTACTAATCCAAGCATTAGAAACTGAACTTTGTTTATTATGAGATCTAATAACCCCCTTTCCTATTCCACCTTTTTGGTCCATATGAATTTCCAACACTTCATAACCTTGCCCTTCCATATTTTTATACCAATTCTTTTGTTGATCCCATCCAGCATCAGTATCTGCAAACATAGAATCTAAATCCATGTATTGAACTGGAGCATTAGGATTCTGTCTTTTAATTTTGTTATAAGCATCAATTGCTAATTTTTTAACTAATGCCTTTTCTCCTGGAGCACCACCACCGCTAGCATGTCCTGGAGTAATAATATAACCCTTAGACCCACCACCAGTTGTTGTTGGGGATCCTGCTTGAGATGACCCTGCATTCCATTGAACATGAACATGAGTTTTGTGATCAGGATCTGTCCACCAAATAACATTATATCCTCTAGATCTCCAAAATTGAGCAACTCTATCTCCAAGTTCTTTACTGTTAACTGGAATATCAATTGCTCTATTTGAATAATGTGCAGAACCTTGAGTATGAACTCTTTCTACAGTTGGATCATTACCAATTCCAGCAGCATGTAACATAGTATTTTCTCTCAAATGTAATTCATATGGAGTCATAGAAACATTAGGAGTTCCTCTACCTAATGGAAATTGATTCCTAAAATCAACTGCATCTTGAACTACTTGAGTGTCTGCAACTATATTTTGTCCTGGTGGTGGAGGGGGTGGAGCAGTTTCTCCCCCCTCAACATAACTACTTTTTGCTCTAGTGCTTGGGACAAAAGTTTTAGAAAACTCTTCAAATTTATCAACTGCCTTTTCATAACTATTCAAAGTTTTTCTAAAGGTAAGTGCTCCAGATTCTTCCTTTTTGCCCCCAACTGCTTGTTTTTGTCGTTCTGTTTGTTCTTTAAGTTTATCTTTTCTTCCTAAGAAAGTGCCATCAAAAGCGCCAAATTCTCTTGCCAAATCTATACCAAGAGCTGCCCAACCAACAATAGGGATGGCACTTACTGCAGATAAAATACCACCAACAACATCACCCTGACTAAATCTATATGCAGATAATCCTATGTTGAGAGCTGTTCCTAAAAGAGGTATTGCTCTTGCACCAACTCCTGCTGTTTTTGCTGCTATAGTTCCACCTGATCTTATTGATGTTTGTGTAGCAGCACTTCCACCTCTGGTTGCAACTCTTTCTGCAATATTACCAACTCCAAATCTACCACCAGTAGCAACTCTAGCCCTATCCCCTATGTTTGCAGTGCCTTGAATTAATCTTTCATTAGATGCTGCAAATCTACTTGAACTTCCACCAGCAGCTCTTTGTGCCCATCCAGGAAGATTCCTTTGTGCTTGCATACCTGAATATGATTGTCCAGCCCTTGTCTGTGAGTATGGTGTTCCAAAAAACCTCCCCCCAGAAGTAGAAGCAGCAGCACCTCCTCCACCACCAGCACCACTACCTCTATTCATCAAAGCACTGGCACCACGACCCAATAAAGATGGACCAAATGTCAATCCTGCTGCAACTAAACCAGAAGCTAATGCCCCACCCCAATCACCTTTAGAACCTTTTTGAACTGCTTTAAATGCTGCAAGTGCTCCTATTGCTTTAAGGGGATCATCAGCAGATCCTGGAGTAAAAAAGTTTCCAACATATTTTTTAACATCTGGTAACTTAAGTTTTACCCTTTGCTTTTTACGAAATGATCTATCATTTTGTTTTTGAATAGTTTCTAATCTTTTTTTATATCTGTTTAATACTGAAAGTTGCGTCTTCTTTTGATAACTTCCCTTTTCAAAAACTTTTTTAAGTTTAGTAGAAGATTTTCTAGCTTTAGTAGAAACCTCAACAAGATTATTAAACTTCGTAATCTTTGCTACTATTCTTGGTTTTACAACTGGTCTGTTAAGAAGTAATGTTGGGTCCATTTATCAAACAATCTGATAGATTAGTTTAGAATATAAAGCCAAAAAGTTTTCAGGATAAGTAGTATCTATTGATGGAACAGTATCATTTCCTCCAGAAACTGCAGATGCTTGGGAAGATTGTTGTTGAGTTGGTAAAGGAAGAACTGTAACTTGTGGTTGTGGTCTTGATGGTGCTGCTGTTGCCATAGGTCTTGGGGTTGGTGGTGTTGGAAGAATTTGTCCAGGAAAAGATCTTCCAGATGAACCCAAAGGTAAAAATAACGATGCTGGATCTCCACCAGTCCCAGATCCAATTCTCATTATATTTTGAATGTGTCTAGCAGTATCATTTGAAGAAGGGGGAGAATATGTATTCATAACATCTTGCAGAGTTCTTTTTCCAGCATAAGGACCTTGTGGATTTCTAAGATGTCTTGCCAAATATTGAGTTGCTTCTGCATATGACTTAGGAGCAAACCCTTCATGGAGAATACCAAATGGATTTTTTGTTCCAACTGCAATACCTGCACCCCCAAAACTAGATTCTGCTCCTGCCAATCCTGCAACAAAAGCAGGATTTAATCCTTCATTCAAAGCAGTATTGTAAATAGCACCTGCTTCAGACTCCATAGGAGTGCCTTTTAAAGTGTTTCTAAATTGTTCAGCAGTAGATATAGATCCAGGAGTTACATTTAACCCTGGAATATCATATGGATTTGCGATAGGTGGAGGAGCTCCACCTCCACCTCCACCTCCACCTCCACCTGTCCCCTGAGGTTGTCTCTCTTGCTCTTCTTGTTTACCAAGTAAAAAGTCAAGTGCTGCTTCAAATTTTTTGTTTAATTTTTCAAATCTACTTAAATCATCTTGTGGAATTGGAACTAAATTTCCAGGTTCTACCGATGCTTTTTGTTGTTGGGTTAGTTCTTCTAACCTATTTTGAGTTTGATCTTCTTGTGGTCTATTAAAGATACTACTTGCTAATGCAATTCCTCCACCAGCAAGTGCTGCTCTACCACCAAATCTACCCAACCTTCCAAGTGCACCACCTGCTCCAGCTGCTGCAGGAGCTGCTGATGCTGCTGCTCTTGTTGCTGCCCCACCTCCAAATAACTTCCCAACCAAAGATGTTGCTACTGCACCAGCAATTCCAGCACCAATAGCAGGAAGATATGTTAATCCTATTCCAAGAAGTGGTCCAATAATTTTAGATGGGTCTCCAGTTAAAATTCCCTGCATCAAATTAAACATAGAAAGTGCTCTGATAGCACCTCCAGCACCACTAAAGAATGACCCTACGTATTTTTTAACTACACCAAGAACATCAGATTTCTTATCTCCTAACTCTTTCTTACCAAATAATCTACCTCTATTTGCAACTCTCTTTCTAAAATCTTCTATTTCTTTTTTATTTGTATCTTGAGTTTCTTTATAATCTTGAAGAATAATTGATGCAATTCTATCAAGATTATTGTTGACAATCTCAAGGTCTAAAGTCAATCTTCCTAAAGAAGAAATAACTCTTTTTGGCGCTCCAATTTCTGGATCTGTTTGTTCAGAAGACCCAGATACAATTTGTTGAGGGACTTGTCTTTTTGGAAACATCCCAGCAATTCTTGTGAGTTTTGGCGTAGCAGAGAATCCAAATTTACTTCTGGAACTTGCTCCTGAAATAAATCTGGATACTCTATCTTTAAATCCAAAATCTCCTGGAGTCATTTATTTTGCTCTTGATGCTTTTTCTTCTTCTTCTTTGATATGATTTTCTAAAAGAGTTAAGTAGATTTCACGTTCCCACGGCATCATATTTTCAATCTCAGTCAAAGAGTATTTATGATACTGCATCAAGGCAAAATTAACTCTATAATAAGACTCCAAATCTTCATGACTAAGGACTATCCGAAAAAACTTGAGAGTCCCTCCAATACAATTTCATTCTCAACGCCAGTGTTTGGATTCTTAACTGTTAATGTGTGAGAAAGTTTAGGCATGGTATCAAAGAATTCTTCAATACCTTTAAATTGATTTGAATCAAATGTCTGTAACCATTCAATTAGTTCTTTCTTAGTAACATCAGCAGCAGACCAAGACGCATCTTTTGTATAAACCATATCTACACAAGATGCAACAATATCAAATGACTTTTCAATAGTTTCTTTGCTTCCAGATTGTCCAGAGAAATCAAAGTTATTGTCAATAAACTCTTGAAGTGAAGGATACTTCATCTTGACAGTGATATTATCATCCACTTTAACTTCAGATGTATGACTCTCTGGAATCACAACTTCAATCTCATCAATATTAACAGTAACATCTACACGTGTTTCATTATCATCTGGACAGGTGATGATTAATTCTACTGATTCTCCAACTGACTTTGCTCTGATATTTAAAAACAGATACTCAATATCAAAACTTGGAAGAGAATCAATCTTAATGCCTCTGGTTAAAATACAATCTTTTAATGTATTCTTAACTGCATTAGTGATATCTTTTGAATTACCACTTTCCATAGCCAAGATAAGAATCTTTTCTTCCTTGACTAAGAAAGGTCTGTACTTAATAGTCTTTTTGTTTGATGGTAATGTCAACTCATAGGTTGGAGTTGCAACTGTAGGTAAAGGCATATTGAAATATAAAATTCAGTTGTGACTATTTAGAGTGTTTGTGATGGTCCTATTGCTCTTTCTACTGGTCCTCCAGGAGCAAATATATCTCCTCCAGGTTGGGCACTTGGATTTCCACCATCACCATTTATTGGTTTTCCATCAGACTTATCAAATCTGTAAATATCATAATTGAATGTGACTGTTGTTCTTAAAATGTTTGCACCTTCATAAGAAACAGGAACTGCAATTACATTAGTTGGATAAGCATTTCTTAAAGTATAAGTACACCTATTTGAAGGCATACCAAATTTTCCTCCCTGAACTAACCTTTGATCAGGAGTTCTAAAATTTCTTTCAAATTTAGTTATAATAACTTCTTTTTTATATCCACTTAATCCATTATTTTGAGGATAATTAAACTTTTGATATGATGTATAAGGAACTCCTAAATTTGGACTGATTGCACCCAACCAAGTTTCAAAAAATCTTAAAATATTATAGTTATTATCAATATAAAAACTTATATCTACAGGAGGATAAACTCTTTTATTTGCAAATGTTTCTGTGATTCCTTGTCTGTCTCCAAATACTTGCGTGGTTTCATATGAAGTTCCTGGAAGAACTGCCTCATATGCCAAAAAATCTATATCCTTTGAAAAGGATTGGTTGATACCATCATAGTCAGCACTTACATGCACATTAAAATAATTAGATAAAGAAGGTTTAAATTTCTTTAATATATCATCAGTTTTATAATACAACTTAGTGTAATCTACTGCCATCTAAATACTTTGAAGTGCCTATATTATATGTATGAGTTATAAAGGAATATACAAACCTTCTTATCCACAAAAATACATAGGAGACCCAAACAATATTGTCTACAGGTCATTGTGGGAAAGAAAGTTTATGACCTACTGTGATTTGAATGAAAACATTATGAAGTGGGCATCAGAAGAAATTTGGATTCCTTATTTGTCGCCAATAGATAGAAGAGTACATAGATATTTTCCTGACTTTTTTATAAAATACAAAGATAGTAAAGGTAATATCAAAGAAAGTTTGATTGAAATAAAACCAAAAAGACAAGTTGAAGGACCTAAAGCACAAAAGCGTGTGTCACAAAAGCAAATGTATGAAATAAAAGAGTTTGCTAAGAACCAAGCAAAATGGAAAGCAGCAAAAGAATTTTGTGAGGATAGAAGATGGGAGTTTCAAATACTAACGGAGGATAATCTTGGCGTATAAAACTATCTTCGAACAAATCCAAGAAGAGGCTGGAGGAAAAAGTCAACCAAGAGAATGGTATAGAGAAAAAGTATTTAACAAAAGTCCTGAAAATATTATAACAGAAGAA